CCTACAGGTGCAAACGGCGAAACTACAGGTAGTATTAGAATTAAAAATAGTGCAGGATTAAGTGTAGGTATCGCTGATACTGAGTATATGACTCTTAAGATTGTAGGAACTACAACTACACTAGAAACACAGCAAAGCGGCACTGATATTGCATTAAGAACAAGATCGGGAAACAGTTTTTCAAATGCGTTAAAGATTGACGGAAGTGCTAATAGAATTGGTTTATTCATTGATGAACCACAGTATACTTTAGACTTATCAGGAGACTTTCACGCTACTGGAGATGCAATAATTGAAGGTAACTTGCGTGTAAATGGTGATGCTACATATGTAAATGTTACTAATATCGCTGTCGAAGATAAAAGTATCGAATTAGGACAAGGAGAAGGTCCGTTAGGCAGTGATACAGATGTTGATAATGGCGGCATTATTATTAAATCAGATGGCGGCGACAAAACAATATTATATAAACAAGCTACTGATAGTTTTAGTGCAAATTTAAATTGGAACATCGAAAGCGGAAGAGAATTTAAAATCAACGATAATTCTGTACTAAGTGCAACTGCATTAGGAACAGGAGTTACAACTGCATTAGGACTTGCACAAGTTGGCACTCTTACTGATTTACAAGTTGATAATATAGAACTTGACGGAACTACAATTAGCACAACTGGCGCTGGATTAACAATTGATTCGTCGGGTGATGTAAGCGTATCAAATAATAAAATTGTTGATGTTCTTAATCCGACAGCAGCAACTGATGCAGCTACAAAATCTTATGTAGATACACAAATTGACAGCGAACCTGTTGTTTTTATGTTAGATACTACAGGACTAACACAGCCAACAACAGGTAATCCATATGATGATGTTAAAGCTATTTTAGAAACATTGTATTCTGCAACTGAAAAAGAAAATGGAACTAGAGCAAGAATTCATTGTACTTCGTATTCAAACGTACAAGTTACAGGTATTGACGTGCAATCTGCAATGAGTAAGAGCTATCTATCAGTGTTAACAGATGATTCAACAGCACAATCTGTTGTACAAGATGTTAACTTTAGTCCAGTTAACGCTAATGCTAACTTGACACCAACAAGACAAACAATGACGTTTGAAGTAAATGGAGGGGCCTGGACTTGGATAGGCACAGCATAATATTTCAAAGCTGGATAAATATTACATATAACAGGGGTTAGAACAGATGGCATATACTATCGACAGATACAATAGAACAGTCTTAACAGTAGTTGAGGATGGGACACTAGATCAAACAACTGACATTAAGTTAGTTGGTAAGAACTATGCAGGGTATGGTGAAATACAAAATGAAAATTTTGTTTTCTTACTAGAAAACTTTGCAGGATCAACAGCACCACCAAAAGCAATTAGTGGTCAAATTTGGTTTGATTCTAGTGCAAGTAAATTAAAGTTCTTTGACGGAACAAAATGGCGTACTACAGGCGGCGCAGAAGTACTTGCTACAGCACCATCAGGTCTTACTGAAGGTGATTTTTGGTGGGATACAAACAACGAACAATTATATGCTTATAACGGATCAGACTTTGTTCTAGTTGGTCCACAAGACGCTGGAGACGGCGTAACCCAAATGCAATCACGTTCAGTTCGTGATACTCAAGCTGTTAACCATTCTGTTATTGTTTCTGTTGTTAATGATACTGTTGTACACGTTATTTCAAATGACGAATTTACTATTGATAGTAGTGATGCTGAAAATAGAATTCCTGGTTTTGATATTATCAAAAAAGGTATTACTTTAATTAATACACTAGCTTCTACTAACGGTGTAACATCTACAGAACATCTTTTCTGGGGTACAGCATCAAACGCTAAAAAACTAAACGGCATTGATGCATCTGCGTATGTAACATCTGCTCCAGGACAACCAACTGTCTTTAGTAATTTAGTAGAATTTGCCGATGAAGGCTATGCCTTAGGTGACTCAAACGATTTACGTTGTTTTATTGAAAATGACAACGAAGCAGTGCTACAAAATACAGCTACTAAAATTACATTAAAATCAATCACACTAAACACAGCAGATACTAACAGACCGTCAGACACTCCGGGATCATTTTCGATTAAATCTAACTCTTTTGAACCAGGATTTACAGCAGACGGTGTTACAGTTTCAACAGTTGATTTAGGAGCAGACAATGCAAGATTTAACCGTGTATATGCTACAAACTTTATTGGTACATCTGAAAAAGCATCTGCACTAGTAGTAAACGGAAATAATAGATCTGGCGATACTGCTACAACTGCAAATACTGTTGCAGTACGTGATGCAAGCGGTGATTTACGTGCAAATTTATTCCGAGGCACTGCACTTACAGCAAAATTTGCTGATTTAGCAGAGAAATACACAACACCAGGAGACCTAACTCCTGGCACAGTAGTTGCTGTTTGTGATCACGAAGGTCACGAAGTAGAAGCAGCTAACATTGGAGACATTGCAATGGGTGTTGTTTCAACTGAACCTGCACTTATTATGAATGAAGATTTAGAAGACAGCCAAGCTATTGCACTTAAAGGGCGTGTTCCAGTACGTGTAGTAGGACCAGTGAAAAAAGGACAAGCTGTATATGTAGATGCCGAAGGCACAGCAAGTACAACGATTAACGGTGGATCTATTGTAGGAATAGCGTTAGAGTCAGATCATCACGAAGAAGAGAAATTAGTAGAGTGTGTGCTAAAAGTATAAATAATACTAGCATATAATGAGGAACGGACAAAATGGCAGTTACAGCAGGCGATAATATTACAGCAGCCCAGTTTAATGGCTTACAAAGTAGAGTTGAACAAGTATTAGGAACCGGATCAGGAGACTTTGGATACGGACAAGCTGTAACAAGCTCTCAAGTTACTGCACCTAGCGCAGCAGGCGCCGGAGATGGCGACAGTGTAACAGCAGCACAGATGGACGACTTACGTACAGATATGGGAAAATGCTGGACACACCAAACTGGTGATAATATTCCTCTTACAAACATTGAAGCAGGTGATGTAATTGGTGCTGATGTTACAGGTTCAGATGTAACACACGGTAGTGGTGCTTATACAATTGAAAACCAAGATACAGCCGGCGGCTTTAACGACTACTTGGCAAGAATGGACGAAATTGAAGCTAATCGTTTTGATATCGACCCAGGTGAAGATACTATTGCTAATATTGCAACAGATACAAGAACAAGTACTTGGAACGGTACTATTAGTTGCGTATTCCAGGCACAGTTTAGTAGTGCAAACCAACGTAGACACTTTTTTAACTCAGGTGGACAATTAAGAATTAGTTCAGCTGGTGCAAACGGTTCAGGTTCTAAATCATCTGACTGGGCAACAATTATTGCTAATCCAGGACAGGTGCAGCTAGGCCACAACTATGCAACAATAACTGGTTCTACTAATGGTGTAACTTTGACATCAATTGGTAACTATGGATTAACTACTTCATACCAAACAATTATGGAAAAGCAAGGATCAGCCGCAGTATATGCTGAAAACAGATACAGAATTGAAGCTAGAGCAACAAACTCTAGCACAATACAATTTAGGGTAACATTCGAAGATAACGACACAGGCGATCAGCAGTCAATTCCCCCAGCACCATTTGGCCCAGCACAAGACGAAGATGTTAATCTAGACATCACAGTTACATTTCAAACACGTAGAGCTTCGGGTTCTAACGTTGCAGTAAGCAATCCTTCCGTAACTGTTCCAAATACACTCCAATAATACTTGACAAACGGCTATTTATAGTATATACTATACTAAACAATAGAGGTCTCTTATGGATGAACGATTAGAGAAAGCGTTAGAGTTTTCCAATTATATGGTTACGTTGAACAATCAAAAGCGTATACTAAAAGAACAATTCCGTGAACAGTCGATGTATTACTATGGCGGCGGTCAATTTACAGTAACACAAGAACTTATTACGTTTTGTAAATTCTTGTTAGATTATTACAACCAAACTAATGTTGTATTTGTAGACGATAATGAAACACCGATTATGGTAAAAGATGTTCGAGAATTTATGGATGATCTTACTACTACGTATTACGAAGCAGCAAATCAATATCACGCCGAGTATGAAAAACTTCGTAAAAATCGAAGCGTGGAGAAGCTAGTTGAGTACGAGTAAAGGTGTATTAGTTTTTGCAAGAAATAATGCACAAATAGATTATTGTAAACAAGCATATTTTTTAGCAAAACGTGTCCGACAGTTTTTAGATGTTCCAACAACTATTGTAACTGATAGTACAGAATATTTGCTAACAGAATATCCTGATGCAACAGATGTCTTTGATAAAATTATAAGCATTGTCTGGAAAGATGAAGATGTTATAGAGTATACAACAAAGTCAAAACACGAAGATCACGATATTAGGACATATAACGACGGCTCATTAGTCGAAAAGAAACTACAATTTAAAAACGAAACTCGCACACTTGCATATGAAGTATCTCCTTACGATGAAACATTAATTTTAGATAGCGATGTAGTGATCTGTAACGATACATTAAAGCAGTGTTTTGCACAAAAACACAATTTTTTAATTTATAAAACCTCATACGATATTGCTGACATAGATCGTGCTAATGTTTTTGATCGTATATCCGATACTAGTGTAGATTTTTATTGGGCAACTTGTGTATTTTTTAGAAAAACACAAGCAAACAAAATTTTCTTTGATCTTTTACAGCATATTCAGGAAAACTGGCAGCACTACACAAATATATTTCAAATTAATACTCCTTATTACAGGAATGATTATAGTTTTAGTATCGCAATACACATTATGAACGGGTATTCACAAGGTGATTTTGCAAATCCAATGCCAGGAATATTATATTATACCACAGATAAAAGTATATTATGGAAATTAGATAGTGACAGTATGTTATTGCTATTAGAAAAACAAGGACATAAAGGAGAATATACTCCGTTGCGAATCAAAAATGCAAATGTTCACGTAATGAATAAGTTTAGTTTAAATAGGTGCATAGATGAAATTACCGAATAGAGGATTTTTAATTTATGCAGCTGGTAAAGATTACACAAAACAAGCCTATTTGTGTGCATTAAGCATTCGTGCTTCAGGAAACAAGTATCCTGTAAGTATTGTTACTAGCGATAAACTACCTAACAAGTATAAAAAGGTGTTTGACAACGTAATAGATATTCCTTGGTATGCAGAGACTGACAGCAGATTTCAAACAGAGCATAGATGGAAGCTATATCACGCTACTCCTTATGAAGAAACTATTGTTTTAGATAGCGATGTGCTAGTGCAGCAAGATTTAGAATCCTTTTGGAGTCTAATGATTAATTATAATTTATATTATCCGTCAAGAGTTTTTACTTATAGAAAAGAATTAATAACAAACAACCATTATAGAAAAGCATTTGTTGCAAACCGACTACCTAGTGTATATAATACCTTACATTACTTCAAGAAAAACGACTTTTGTAAAGAATACTATACGTGGGTAGAGCTTATTTGTAATAATTGGGAATTATTCTATGGTAACTTCTGTAAAGAATATTATCCTAAAATGCCTAGTATGGATATTACTTGTGCGATTGCTGCAAAAATTATGGATATTGACACGCAGTTTACAAATAGTAAATTAGACCTACCAATGATAGTACATATGAAACCTGCAATACAAAACTGGTGGCATCAAACCAGTAGTTGGCAAGACAGAGTAGGCACTTATGTAACCGACGATGCAACTGTAAAGGTAGGCAACCATTTACAAGACACTATTTTTCATTACACAGAAAATAATTTTGTTACAGACGATTTAATTAGGAAGTATGAACAATGTCAAAAATAGCATATGTAGTTTTTAACAAAGATAATGGCGAAATAGAAAGCATTTCAAATGATGTTACTAACGAGGATACATATATTCAAGTTCCTTTAGCTGATGTGTTAAGTTTAAAAACTGGTGTAGAAAATATTTCTAATTACCACGTACAGTATAATCCTAAAAATAAAGAACTAGAATTAAAATCAAAGTATGAATTTGCACTAGATGCGTTAACAGTTAATGATTCTATTTTTGAACTACCTGAAACATTGGTTGATGATGCAGATGTTCAAGTAATACAAGATATACCGAATACTTGCTGGAAAATTAAATTAGGTAATTCTATACGAGATAACATTAAACGCAAAGGCATCAATCTAAACGCAAATTTCTTGTTTAGTGTTACTAAAAAAGGCGACCCTAATATTTTATACAAAACTCTTTCTGCACATATCGGGAAAACAGTAGCAGATAATTACTATATAGTACCATTTGATATGCCATTCGAAACAACAGATATTCCTATAAGTGTTTATACCGCTAGGAAATTTGATACATACCAACTAACGAGGATCTTAGATGAATAAAATTAAGATAGTTGACCAAGATATTATTTTCTTATCCTATGATGAGCCTAATGCAGAAAAAAATTACACAGATCTGTGTAGCAAAGTGCCGTGGGCAAAGCGTGTACACGGAGTACACGGTAGCGATGCTGCACATAAAGCGTGTGCTGACCTTAGTGAAACTGAATATTTCATTACAGTAGATGCAGACAATATTATTAATCAAGAATTTTTAAATGTTGAAGTAGATTATGAAGATTTAGGACTTACACCTGAACACGTTTTTAGTTGGTGTGGTAAAGTTCACGTAAACGGACTAATGTATGGCAACGGTGGACTAAAGATGTGGACACGTAAGTTTGTACACAATATGAAAACACACGAGGCAAGCGAAGATGGAGATGAAAGAGGAAAAGTTGAATTCTGTTTCGACGACAAGTATCATCAGTTTAACGAGAACTACAGCATTTCTTATACTAATGCGACACCTTGGCAGGCTTGGCGGGCTGGCTTTAGGGAAGGCGTCAAGATGTCTTTGGATCAAGGGGCCAAAGTAGAAGATATTCGTAAAACTTGGTGGCAAAACTTTGATAGATTGCGAGTTTGGTGCTCAGTAGGAGCAGATGTTGAAAATGGTCTGTGGAGTGTATATGGTGCGAGAGCAGGATTATACAAAACAATGTGTACTGACTGGAATTATGCAGAAGTACGTGACTTTGAATGGTTAAATGATTATTGGAAATCTTTAGATGTAACAGAAGAAACACTATTAGAAGAAATTGAAGACTTAGGTGATAAAATTAGATCTAGTCTAGGCATTGAAATCGCAGAACTAGATGCTCACGGAAGTAAATTTTTCAAAGCACTTTACCATAATAGTCCTCGTGTTATAAGGAAAAAGCGTGTCTGAAAATATTAAAGGTGATCAGGTAAAACTCTATAAAGGAAAATACAAAAGCCAATATTTTGAAGACACAAACGATTTAATAAAAGGACTTAATACAGTTAGTCCTAGTTTTTGTTTAGCAAAATGGTATAGCGTAAGCCTACACTTGCCTACTGGAAAAACACATAGTTGCTATCATCCACCTGCACATAATATTCCTCTAGAAGAACTTAAAGAATCACCTGATGCATTGCACAATACAAAGTATAAAAAAGAGCAACGTGCTAAAATGCTCAAAGGCGAACGTCCCAAAGAGTGTGAATTTTGTTGGGCACTAGAAGATCAAGGCAATTTAAGTGATCGTGCATATCGTAGTAAAGATGTGTATGAGCCAGGTCTTATAGAGGCAGCACAAATAGATGAAAATCCTAAACCTAAATATTTAGAAGTAAACTTTAATCAAGCGTGTAATCTAAAGTGTGCATATTGCTCTCCTCATCTAAGTACAGAATGGCATAAAGAAGTAAAACAACACGGAGCATATGAATTATCAACAGGTAATCATAATGATCCTAGATGGGTAGACAGTTTAGGTATTGACAATTCTCCTAATAACCCTTATGTAAAAGCATTTTGGGAATGGTTCCCTACAGTATATCCTACACTAAAAACATTTCGTATGACAGGCGGTGAACCGCTTATGGATAAAAATACTTTTAAAGTGTTTGATTATGTAAAGCAAAATCCTCACAAAGAGCTACAATTAAGCATTACTAGTAATTGTTGTCCGCCAGGCGATCAGTGGCAAAAGTTTATGACTAGCTTAAAAGAAATTACCGACAATAACGCTGTAGATCATTTTATGCTATTTTGTAGTTTAGATAGTTGGGGCAAACAAGCAGAGTATATTCGTAACGGATTAGATTTTGAGGTATTATACAAAAATGTTAAACAATATTTAAAAGAATCTAGCAAGCACAGTATTACATTTATCATTACAGCAAATATATTAAGTTTACCTAATTGGTTAGAATATATTAAGCAAATACATCAATTACGTAAAACGTTTAATACTGATAGACAACTTATATGGTTTGACACGCCAATGTTACACGATCCTAAATGGATGAGTATGCAGTTAGCAACAGACGAAATGCTAGATTCGTTACAACAGAGCATAGACTATATGAAAGAAAATCCCGAAACTGCACTAAACAGATTTAAAGGATTTAAAGATTACGAAGTAGATAAAGTCAGAAGGCTACTAGAATGGGCTAAACAACCATTAAATACTGATGACGAACAGATAGCAATGGCAAACTTTAATACATTTTTTAAAGAACACGATAAGCGAAGAAATACTGACATTAATAAAACTTTTCCGGAAATGAAACAGTTTATTAAAAAATGCGAGGATATAAATGCAGGACGTTAAAACAATAAAAAATACTAGAGATAGACTGAATAAAGTTGGTCCTGGATTTTGTGCAATGAAATGGTGGCACCAAACACTGTACCTGCACACAGGTGACAATCATAGTTGTTATCATCCTAGACCGCATCATATTCCGATACACGAAATTGAAGCAGATCCGGCAGCGTTACACAACACCGAACATAAAAAGCAACAGCGTAAAACAATGCTAGAAGGTGGTAGACCAGACGAATGTTATTACTGCTGGAATATTGAAGATCTTGAAGGAGATCATATCTCAGATAGAATGATTCATAGTTCAAGTTCTTTTGCAATTAATGAACTAGAAAGTTTAGGAGAAAAAGCCTGGGACGAAAATGTAAATCCACGTTATTTAGAAGTTTCATTTGGTAACGGATGTAATTATCGTTGCGGTTATTGTTGTCCACAAGCAAGCACTCTTTGGATGGACGAAATTAAAAAACACGGCAACTATGATTTAACTTACAATCAGTATGGTATTGACTTTTTAGATTGGGGAACATACTATGGTCCTAAAGATGACAATCCTTATATTGAAGCATTTTGGAAATGGTGGCCTAGTTTACGTAAGGATCTCTGGACACTAAGAATTACAGGTGGTGAGCCTTTAATGAATCCAGGATCGATGCAGTTCTTTGATTTGCTAGAGAAAGAACCAGCACCACAGTTAGAAATATCTATTAACACTAATTTAGGTGTAACCAAAAATAAAATGATTAAATTTTTTGATAGGGTGCAAAGTTTATTAGAGCAAAAGAAAATTAAATCCTTTTCTTTGTATACTAGTATTGAAGGATGGGGCGAGCAAGCAGAGTATATGCGTACTGGACTGAAGTGCGACCATTGGGAAGAGAATTTTAAAGAAGCATTAAGCAGAGGTTTTAAAATTGGTATTATGTGTACTTACAATGTTCTATGTGTTGCAACATATCAAAACTTTTTAAAGCGTGTAATGCATTGGCGTAAAGAGATTGGATCACAAGGATTACATCAGATACAGTTTGATGTACCTTATCTTAAAGAGCCGCCGCATTGGATGTTAAATATTTTACCAAGAGACTTTTTAATGCCGCATATGGACGACACTTTAAAGTTTATTGCAGATAATAAAGATTGGTTTACTGATGTAGAATATGAGAAGTTTAAGCGTGTTCGAGACTATGCGGATCAGAATCCAGTAGATAAAGAAAAAATACATCAAGGTAGAAGAGACTTTTATAGTTTCTTTAAAGAAAACGATAAACGACTAGGCACAGATTTACTTAAAACATTTCCTATGTACGAGGACTTTTACAATCAGTGCAAAAAGGTATACGACAATTATGATAAATGACAAAAATAAACATTCTTGGTGCGTAAACGCTTGTCATTCTATGAGTGGCGATAATAATGGTTCTACAAAAATCTGTTGTATGATTGACACTGAGAGAGATGAAATGCGACTAGGTGTTGATTCTCTAGACAAGCACTTTAATAGAGAGTTTTGGAACGAAATTAGAAATGATCTACAAAATGGTAAGCGTCATTCTGCCTGCCATAGATGTTGGGAAGAGGAAGATGCCGGAAGAGATTCAAAGCGTATCCGCGACAACCATCGTTACGAATGGGATCTTTCTAACGGACAAGACCCATATGAAGGACTAGCCAAGGTAGAACTTAATTTAGGTAACACTTGCAACATCAAATGCAGAACTTGTATGCCAGCTATTAGTAGTAAGTGGATGAAAGAATACTACGATGTTTACGAGTCTCACAAAGTAAGTTATAGAGACTGGGCAAAAACAATGGATGTGTACTATAAAAGCTATGACGAACATAGTCCGTTTTGGGACGACATTGAAGAAGCACTTCCTAATGTAAGACAGTTTGACTTTTATGGCGGCGAACCATTTATGAGTAAAAAGATGTGGGCACTATTACGTATTGCTGTAGAAAAAGGTTATTCAAAAAATATTGAATTGCATTATAACACTAACGGTACACATTGGCCAAAAGAAGTAGAATTATGGAAACATTTTAAATCAGTTAATTTAAGTTTTAGCATCGACGGCATATACGAAAGATTTGAATATATGCGTCATCCTGCGCAATGGTCGGAACTAATGACTAATTTAAAAAACGCACAAAAATTTAAATTAGAATATCCGAATTTGTCGCTTAGTTGGTGTATTACCTTGAGCACTTTGAATATTTTCAATCTCAAAGAAACATTAGATTTTTACTATAAGAATTTTAGTGATATGGGACATTATCTAAATCTTGTACACGGACCAGATCATTACAATATCAGTATTTTGCCAGACGGTGTAAAAGAAAAAGTGATTGAAGAATTAGAATCTATTTCAAAAGACTATACAAATACGTGGCAGCACTTGCCGGGAGTAATTCAGTTTATTAGAAATGGTAAACCTAATAAAGAAGTGTGGGAGAAACTTTTCTTAACTACCGAACTTCACGATGCATACAGAGAAGAAAAGTTTGCTGATACCTTTAAGGAATACAAAGAGGTAATTGAAAATGTGGACTGATGAGAACCTCGTACAAATACATATTGAACTAACAAATGCGTGTAACGCTGCTTGTCCTATGTGTGTAAGATTTCATAATAATAGTCCTCTTATTCGTCCTGATATGCAAACAGGCCAAATAACGCTAGAATTATTTAAAAAGTATTTTCCTGATGACATACTTAAACAAACTAGACTAATACTGTTTTGTGGTGTTCACGGTGATCCTTGTGTTGCTAGAGACACATATGAAATTTGCAAATATATCGGCGAAACATCGCCTAACACAAAAATAATGATGAACACCAATGGAGGTATGAGAACTCCTGAATGGTGGGATAAGATGGGTGCATTATTTGCAAAATATAAAAGTAGAGAATGGTTAATAACGTTTAGCATCGATGGATTAGAAGATACTAATCATATCTATCGCAGGAATGTTGTTTGGGAAAAGCTAGAAGCAAACGTTCGTGCTTTTACAAAACATAATCCTGTAAGTGCCTGGGACTATTTAATCTTTAAGCATAACGAACACCAGTTAGAAGAAGCTAAACAAAAGTGTAAAGAACTTAACATTTCAGAATTTATTCCTAAAAAAGCATTAGGAGTAGATAATGGTGTTGCATTACAACGTATGCCCGCCTTAACAAAAGATGGCGAGTTAGACTATTGGATTGACGCACCTGAAAATCCAAAAAACAGAAACCTAGAGAGTCCAGCCGGACCTGTTCAACAACAACATTATCCGTTTAATAGAGACGATTATTTCAAAATGAAAAAAGAAAAATCATCTAAAAATTATCAAGATGAAGTTGAACGAGTTTATGATAGTATAGCGCCAGACTCCAAGTATGATAGGATGAAAATTAGTTGTAAAAGTAAAACATTTCTTGGCACCGAAATATTTGTAGACAATTTTGGTCGTGTTATGCCCTGTTGTTATATTGGAACACATTTGAACGGTACATATTCAGAACCTAAGAGTTTGCAATTACATAAAGCAATGAATGACTACGGTTGGGATAAATTTGATTTAAATTTACATAGTCTAGAAGACATTTTAAAAGAAGGACACTTAAACAGAGTGTTTGCTGATACTTGGGATAAAAAGAGTGTCAAGAAAGGTAAGATGGCATTTTGTGCTGATACTTGTGGGCAGTGTAGTTCAATTGATAAAATCTTCACACACGATGATATTGAAAATCCATCTAGGTTTGTGAGGTAGAAATGCGACTTATAGCATACGGATGCAGTTACACGCAGGGTGCAGAACTTGCAGATGACTGGTTAACCGGAAAACATCATCTTACAATAGACAAAGAAAAAAAGGCCTTAGGAGTTGATTCTTTCTATCAAAAATATACTAAACAGTACGATCGTGATAGATATGAAAGAATAATGGCACAAAAAAGTTATGCAGCAAAAATTGCAGTCTCTATTAACGCTGATGATTATATAAACAGAGCTCACGCAGGTAAAAGTAACAAGGCTATATTTTTAGATGTAGTAGAAGATATTCAAAGTGGATTTATACAAAAAGATGATTTAATTTTTGTAGGACTTACTAGTTCTGATAGATACACTTGGTTTCAGAATGGAAAAACACATTATGGTTTGCCAATGGGCGGATCGTGGCCGAATCCTAAACTAAGAAATCAAATATTAAAAACTTGGACCGATGACGATTATCTTTATGACACTGTAGTAGGGTTTTATTCGTTAAAAGGATTGCTAAAGGATTATAAGTTCTGTTATCAAACTGTGCATTATCCTTACACAGATTTACATAATAAAAGTGAAGTTACACAGTCTATATGGAATGAATTAATTAATATTGAAAGAACGTGTATTATTCCTGGTTATAGCTTTTGGATGGAAATAGAACACGGTGACTATGAAAACCCTACACACGGGTTTCATCACCCTAGGCACGAAATTGCAAATACCTTCGGAGAAAAAGTTGGAACAGCACTAAGAAAAAAATTAGGATTAGAAAAATGATGGACAAGAAAACATTTTGTAGTTTTCCTTTTGACAGTATATTTTTAGGTGCAGATGGCAAAGTTAAAACTTGTTGTACAGCTAGAGATGAACTTGGAGATCTAAACACACAAACAATTGAAGAAATTGTAAACGGTGAACGTGCAAAAGAGATTAGACGTGGTATTGTTACGGGCAAATGGGATATGAAAAACTGTTCGCAATGCGCTCAACTCGAAGGCGTAGGAGCTCACACAGAACGGTTAGGAGCTCTGTACAAATACGAAGAGATGAAAGATCTAACTGAAGAAGATTTTATCCTTCAACAGATAGACTTGCGTTGGAGTAATACTTGTAACTTAGCGTGTAATTATTGTTATGAATATTTTAGTAGCATTTGGGCAAAAATTTTAAACAAGTATATGGATCCATTAAAAGATTCGACAGACTTGTTAAGTTATATTGAAAAGAACAAAGATACAATTTCAAATATAAACTTGCTTGGAGGGGAACCTCTACTACAAAAAGAAAATCATAAATTATTTGATATTATTGATAACGAAACAAAAGGCTATATTTTAACTAATTTAAGTGTTCCGTTAAAAACAAATAAAGTTGCACAAAAAATAATTAATGAGTTTCCAAATGTATCTTGGGGTATAAGTTTTGAAAATGTAGGCCCTAGATTTGAATACGTAAGACACAGAGCAGAATGGAATGTTCTTATGGAAAACTTAGAATATCTAGTTGAACGTGTAAGAGAAGTAAACATTCATCCTATGTACAACATATACACTGCATTTAATCTAATGGAATTTTATGATGAGATTGACGGTAGAGGAATAAATGATATCTATTGGTGTGCAATATTAAACCCAAGTCATTTTAGTGTTTTTGATCTACCTAAAGAAATGCGTACAACAGCAAAACAAGAAATTAACAGAGTATTGGAAAAGCACAGAGACAAATATACAGCAGTTGCAAGACTAGAAGAATATAGGACAGATCTTTCGCACGACAAACCTACTGTAGATCACGGTTTTTTCAAATACACTCAAGAGCTAGAAACAAAATTCCATCCCGACAAAAAATATTCTTTTGAAGAGCTATGGCCAGAACTAACAACAACGCTCAAAAAACACAAATTAAAATAGGTTGCATTACTATGCAATTGGCTGTATAATGTTAATATGTATGATATCATTTTCATAGGTTCTGACGGAGAACAATTCGGCAAATTAAAGAGTAATTACCCCACGGCAAAGTTAGCAAAAGATTTTGCTACGGCTAATTCGATGTGTTTTACAAAGTTCTTTTGGGCAGTTTGGCCGGACGTTGAAATTAACGATAGCTTTTCATTTGATTATAAGATAGACGAATACAGTAAGGATTACATACACGTATTTAAAAACCGTCAAAATTTTGACGGAGTATGTCTATTTCCTAAAAAAGCAGAACCTGCAAAAAGAGAATTAGAGTACAGATTTTTTACAAATAAAAAAGAAGTTGATATTGTCGCATCTAATCCGATCAATTATGAAAGAATAGTTGTTAGTACATATGATGATTATCTACAACAATTAAAAAATATTACTAGTGAATTTGTCTGGATAATTCCTACAGATTTAAACGTAGATTTTAATTTTGATTACCAAGCACCTTATTGGGAAAAGGATGTAATTCATATTTTTAAAAATGGCGCATATAGTGATGGAATATTTTTACAACATAAAGACAAGTATGTTTCTAAACGAGAATATGATTATAGATTCTTTACAAACAAGAAAGAAGTAGACATTGTTGCTTCGACTCCTAAATATTATGAACAAATAACTGTTAGTGATTATGATGATTACGTTACACAACTAACAACAGTTACTAGTGAGTTTGTTTGGATCATACCCGGTGATGTAGAAACAGACTTTACATTTGATTATCAAATTCCTTATTGGGAAAAAGACAACATACATATTTTTAAAAATGGGTTGTACAATGACGGTGTAATGCTACAGCACAAAGACAGATATATTTCTCGAAGAGAGTATGAATTTTGTTGGCATACTAAAAAGAAAGAAATTTCGCACCTGGTTAGTATTCCTAAGCCTTATGATATTGTGTTTATTAGTTACAACGAACCTAATGCTGATAAGCACTACGAGCAATTACTCAAACGCTATCCTAGAGCCAAACGTGTTGACGGAGTAAAAGGCATACATCAAGCACATATTGAAGCTGCTAAGTTATGTACAACAACTATGTTTTGGGTTATTGATGGAGATGCTGAATTATTAGATGAATTTGAGCTTAACTATCAGGTACCTAAGTGGCAAAAGGATAACGTATTTGTCTGGAGAAGTCGTAATCCAATAAACAATTTAGAATATGGTTATGGAGGCGTTAAATTATTTCCTGTAAAAGAAACATTAGCAATGGATGTTACAAAAACAGATATGACAACTAGTATTTCTACTAAATTTAATGCAATGCCTGAAGTAAGTAATATTACAAACTTTGCAACAACAGAATTTAATACGTGGAGATCAGCATTTAGAGAATGCTGTAAATTATCATCAAAAACAATAAGAGGACAAGTAGACAATGAAACAGACGCAAGACTTAAAACTTGGACAACCGTGGGACACGATAGACCATTTGGCAAATATGCTTTGGCAGGCGCTGCCGCTGGTATGGAGTTTGGCCTTTCTAGCGGGGCTGACCTTCAGTTAATAAACAACTTTGAGTGGTTATATGAACAATTTCAGCAAAATACCGTGGAATGACATTACAGAGTTCGGGCAAAAGACCCTATTAGGCACTGAATTATTTACAGTGTCTTGGATTCTTGCGAGATTCTGTAACTATAACTGTTCCTATTGCTGGCCTTACGCTAGATCAAGTACGCCCGATCATCAAGATCTAAGCGTTTATATTAAAACTCTTGATGAAATAAAACGTCAAGCAAGAGAAAACGGATTTAAAAACTTTCATTTTAGTTTTTCTGGCGGGGAACCTACTGCTTATAAATACTTTGGAGAGATTATTGATCACTATTGTGATGATAACAATCCTGAGTACCAGAGTATACATATGACTACTAATTTGTCCCCAGGCAGTAAATGGTGGAATAGGTGGTTAGAATCAACAAGCAAACTTCAGCGTAGAAGTATTACTGCAAGTTATCACGCAGAATTTGCAAACGAACAGGAGTTTGGAGATAAATGTCTCCAATTAATGCATAATGAAACATTTGTTACAATCAATCAAGTTATGGTCCCTGAAATGTTTGAAGAGCTTTACGAACGCCTTGAACGATTTGCCGCCAGAGGCATCAGCGTTACTCTCAAGCCCCAGTCCGATCCTACCGCCAGTTTTGTCGTACACGGATATACACAAGACCAAATCCAAAGAATGCAACAAGGATTCCCCCAAGAGTGGAAAGGCGAACAAGTCGCACAAATCCTACTCAAAGATGCCCAAGGAATAGAGTACGAGTTAGATCAAGCAGAACGCTTTAATGCGTTTGGCTTTAACAAGTTCAAAGGATGGTCCTGTAATGCAGGCTATCAAGGATGTGTTATACGTGAAAATGAAGTCAAGCGTAGTTATAGCTGTCACGATGAACCATTGGGCACTTTAGATGGCGGTTTTAAGCTGTTTACAGCGCCAGCACAGTGCATTACACCTTCTTGTGTTAGTAGCGCCGACTCAAAATTACCAAAGGTAAAGAATGTATAATTTAGATCAAATAAGAATAATACACTTTGAAGTTACAAGTAAGTGTCAGGCACGTTGTCCTATGTGTCCTAGAAGACTGCAAGGCGGTCCGATGATGCCTTGGGTAGACTTAGAAGAAATTACATTGACACAATTCAAAGAATGGTTTCCAGTTTCGTTTATAAAACAACTTGATAAATTTTATATGTGCGGTAATTTAGGTGATCCTATTATAGCTAAAGATACAGTACCTATATTTGAATATATTAGAAGCCTCAATCCTAAAGTACATTTGCAGATGCATACTAACGGAAGTGCTAGAAATAAAAAGTTTTGGAAAGATCTAGCATACCTAAATGTAATTGTAGTGTTTGGCCTTGATGGTTTAGAGGACACACACAGTAAGTATCGTATCAATACAGACTTTAACAGAATTATTGAAAATGCAAAAACATTTATAAATGCAGGTGGAGAAGCACGTTGGGATATGTTAGTATTTCAGCATAATCAACATCAGACTGAAGAATGTGAAAAACTAGCATACGAGTTAGGATTTAAAGAATTTCAAAAGAAAGATTCTAGTAGATTTAAAGACGGCAAATATATTGTATTGGATGACGCCGGAAAACCAATTGACACATTGTATCCTACCGACCGCAGTGTAAGTTTTATAGAAAAAATCGAGGATGCAAAATCAGAAATAAAACCTACTATTAGTTGTAAAGCAAAAAATGCTAATGAGATGTACATTGGTGCTAACGGAGCAGTTTCTCCGTGCTGTTGGATAGATTTAGAATGGCTTCCGCCAGTAAGCAATGAGCGCATTGATTATATGGGGAAAATAGGAAAGTTTCCTAACCTTCGAACTACAAGTTTAGAAGAGATATTTAATTCTGATTATTTTACTCAAATAGAAAATACTTGGTCGTCAAGTTGTTTAGAAACTTGTAAAAAACAGTGCGGTAAGTTTGATAAACTAGGAGCTCAATTTGAAAGTTGATATACAAGACGTATTATTTTGGATGGATGCTATTCGTAATAGCGAGGATAGGTATCGTACCCTTGAGAGCTTTTGGAAAGGGCAAGTAAACAGCAAAGTATGGCTAGCTGAACAACTACTAGGATTTGTACCGGTTAAACCGTTAAATATCGTCATATACGGTGGTTGGAACGGAGTTTTAGCAAGTATACTGTTTAATTCTAAAATTAGCATACAACGCATTACAAGCGTAGATATAGACCCATTATGCGAAAATATAGCATATACAATTAATAAACGTTATGAGATGCAAGGAAAATTTAGCGCAATTACAGCAGATATGTGCGATTTTAAAACAGATGCCGATGTTGTAATAAACACAAGTTGTGAGCATATAACACAAGAACAGTATGAGCGATGGTTGTCTAATCAGCCAGGCGATGCAGTTTTTGTACTTCAAAGTAATAATTATTTCGACCTAGACGAACACATTCGTTGTTCTATAGATTTAACTGACTTTACAAAGATGAGCAAAATTAAGCCGTACTTTAGAGGAACCTTTCCTACATCTAAGTACGAACGTTATATGCTTATAGGAAAAAAGAAATGAGCGAAACTTTTTGTCCATTACCTTGGATACATTTAGCAACTCGTCCTAATGGAGATGTACGAGTGTGTTGTACTGCTAACGCTAGTGGTGCTGGTACTACAGACGACAAAGAAGTAGGACTTGTTAAAAAAGATGGCGTTAATATGAATTTACGTGATCATACTATTGAAGAAGTTTTTAATAGTCGCCAAATGCGTAATACACGACTAGAGATGTTGCGTGGAGAAATTCCTGCAAGTTGTCGTAAGTGTTTTGAAGAAGAAAGTAAGGGAATTAAAAGTAAACGCAACTGGGAAACAGAAGTATGGAGCAAGCGATTAGACATTGATAGCATTGTATTGCAAACTAAAAGAGACGGTACTGTGCCGCCAAATATTCCTTACTTTGATTTGCGCCTAGGTAATATGTGTAATTTAAAATGTATTATGTGTAGTCCTCACGACAGCTCAAGTTGGATTAAGGATTGGAAACTTCAATATCCTAAATATAAAAATAAAGATTTAAAACAAGATCAAGGATGGGATCCTAGCTTTGATTACGCCTGGTATAAGAAAAGTATGTTTCTTAATTCAGTTAAGGGACAAGCACAAAATATTAAAGAACTATACTTTGCCGGCGGCGAACCTTTAATGATACCAGAACATTATACTATATTAGAATTTATGGTAGCAGAAGGCCACGCAAAGAAATGTGTATTACGTTATAACTCAAACGGCACTGATATAAGTGATAAACTGTTAGACTTATGGAAGCATTTTAAGGAAGTCAAATTTAACTTTAGTATTGATGCAGTAGGCGAAAAAAATGATTACATTCGCTATCCTAGTAACTGGGATAGTTTAGTTTCTAATATGCACAAGTTAGATAACACTAATAAAAATGTTACAGTTAATATGGCTTGTGCAGTTCAGCTATTAAATGTAGGCAGTTTAGTAGAACTAGCAGAATGGAAAATAGATCAAAACTTTAAAAAAATAAATGCTGCACCTTACGGAGCAGGTGTTATAGGGTTACATTTAGTTTATTTGCCTAGCTATTTAAATATAAAAGTGCTACCCAAAGATATCAAGAAACAGGTGTCACATTCTATAAGTACATTTGCTAATTCATACAACACAAAAGAGTTTATTAATAACAAATATGGTAAACAACGTTGGCTAGGTCTTGTTGATTATATGAATAGTGAGGACTGGTCACATAAACTTTCAGCCGCAGTAGAATACTTAGAAATAAGTGATAGTAACAGAGATTTAAATTTTAGAGAAACGTTTGAAGAATTGAGGAATATATGACCCCGGAAGAAATTGAAAGAGGATTACGTTGGCAAAGCCTTGTTAACTTAGGTAATCAAGTTAAATTAAAATGGCAGATTGATCATTATGCTGTACAACAGCAATTAGAACAGTTCAAAGACAATTGGTGTCCGTATAATGCAAAAAAAGATACACACAATAATAGATGGGGTTTACCTGTAACAAGCCATACTGGCGATGTAATGGACAATTATCATTTGAATAGCTTTGGACATATGCAACGTTATCACGATGTTGAAATGAAAGAAGAAAACTTTAATACACCAACTGAGGTGTATCATAAGATTCCAGAGATAGCAAAACTAGTAGACGTATTTGCGCCTGACATTGGTCGTGTGCATTTAGTACGGGTTGATCAAGGAGGATTTTTCCCTCCGCATAGAGATTTTCACGGAGTAAGTCCAGAATATTTTAGACTTTTAGTTGTGTTTGGAAATTGTAGTCCTGAAAACTATGTGCAGCTGATAGACGGGAAGCCGTTATATCCAGAGCCAGGATCAGTGTACTTTACGAATTTTCAATTAGATCATAGTGTTTTTAGTTTTAGTAATAATTTGTATAGTTTAATTTTAACCGTAAAACTAAATGAACGTACACAAAATCTTATTTTAAAAAACACAATGTCGGAATGAAGCTAACTTATCAAAATGCAGAAAAAGAAAATTGGTTTCTTGTTAGTTGGACATTAAGTAACAAGTGCAACTATCGTTGCGACTATTGTCCTAGTTTCTTACACGATGGTTCTAGTGGTTGGCCTAACAAAGACGATGTGATTAATTTTGTAAAGACTTTTGATTTACCGGGTAAAGAAGTTTGCTATAGAATAACAGGTGGTGAACCTACATATTGGAAGCACTTTACTGAGTTTGCAAAAACAGTTAAACAACAAGGACATTCATTTAGTTTCCTTACTAACGGTAGTCAAAGCGTAGATTACTACAAAGAGATAAGTCAGTGGAGCGATGGTATAATAATTAGTTATCATCCTAAGTATGCAGACATACAGCATATTGCAGACGTTGCAAACGCTATAGACTGCCCTGTAGCTTTGAATTTAATGATGGTACCAGAGCACTTTGCTGAACAAGAAAGCGTTGCAGAACGCTTATATGCGCTTACAGACGCCCTTGCAATATGGCCTAAAGTAATTGTAGACAAGACAAGTGTAGATCACGTAACTAACAAAGTTAGTTCATACACACAAGAACAGCAAGACATAATAAGCAACTGGCCTTATTTTAGGAAGTTAGACGATAATAAATTACATCGTGGAGAAATTATGCTCGACGATGAGGTAGTGACAGCAAATGACTTAATTGTTAAAGAACTTAACAATCACTATGGTTGGACTTGTTGGGCTGGCTTGCATATGATAAAGATTGATATGTATGGAGACATATATCGTGCAGAATGTGAACAAGGTGGCAAGTTAGGAACAATTAGTAATTACACTATGCCTACTGCGCCTATCACTTGTGGCAAGACAACGTGTGCTTGTTTAAGTGATATCTATTTGCGAAAGCAAATTTAAGTCTGCGTCAAACTGAAAAATCTTATGGTCTTTATTTTTTAAATTGTATCCTATTACACACATCATATTATTATAAACAATAGGTCTTCCTAGAAGCCAATCTTTCATATACAATTCTTTTTCTATATCACCTTGTTTTGATATTTTTAGTATTGGACAAGAAGGTGTGCCTGCCGGAAAAAAATATGCTGAACTGTTGTATTCTATGCCTGTTCTAAATCTATATTTGCCACCAAACTTTAATCCAATATCGAACTGATAACTTTGCTTAGTTTTTGTGTCAAACACAAGCCCCCAATTGCTATCGTCATTATAATCTTCACCGTAGGGCAATGCTATGATTGTGTCGTCTACTAAAACACCTGTGTTGTATTTTTTAGCAAAGTCGTGTCCATCGATTGTATGCAACTTGTAAGTTTTAGTGTCTGTGTTAAATTCTACAATTTCATTTAGACCAGCAGTTTCTCCAAACGGTAATGCATAAAGCGTATTGTCTTTAACAATGATGTCTGTATATTTGCGTGTAATTGAATCGTCAATACCTTTGATTTCGTGTGTAACAATTTCTTTACCGTTAAATTCTAGTAATGTGTTGTATCCAGGATCATCACCTCTAGGCATACTCCAAAAACTGCCATTACAATAAACAGTACCCATATGTAGTTTTTTACCTTTTGTAGGTAATGGATATGATGTTACTTTACTGTTCTTGATGTGTAGTCCGATGTTAGTATCTTGATAACCTAATGGAAAACTAAACCCTTCATCTCCGTTAGAAGCTAGGTTATAAAATTGTCCTTTGCCGCCGAATGATAGTTTATGTAATTTAATTTTGTTAAGATCAAGTTCTACGACAAAGTTTAAATCATCATAAATGCCGTAAGGCACCATCCATATGTTTCCACCGATTAATTCACAAGTGTTAGTTTTACTTGTTGCCGGCGGCAGATCTAAAAATACATCTAAATTTAATTTTGTATCACCTTTGACAATGTACTTAAACCAAGTATAGTCTTTGCACAACTCAGTAGCAAACGGTGGCGATACTAACACACCATTTATATCTTGCAAAATTAAATGCTTAATTTCTGCTTCTTTATACCAGTCTTCGAATGCTTTATATGTCATTTAAGTCTATTGTTGTAACAACTTCTTCTTTAATAGTATCAAAAATTAGGACAGTTTGAAAACTTTCACTTTCGCCGTATGGGAACGCATATATGATATCGTTAACAATAACACACTGGTTATATTTTTCAATAGTTGTGCTATCAGTAAAGTATTCACCGACATCTATAGTATAACTAGAATCGTCTGCTGTGTCAATCACTAATATTTCTGCTAGGTCGCCTTGGCTTTTCCAAGTTTCTTCTGGCTCACAAACACAACCGCCTCTAGGAATATAATATATTTTTCCTTGACTATTTTCTGCTCCTGCAAAATACTTTTTACTTTCTTTACCTATACCTAAGTCTTTTGTGTACCACGTGTCGTTGATAGCATCAACAATTAGCATCTCACTCCAGTCTTCTTCGTGTCCTGCCGGAGGGAAATATATCTTGTTGTTACTTGCAACCGTATGTGAATAATACTTTCTGCTAGTGCCCTTAATACCAGTTTTTTCAAATGTCCAACCATTGTTGTACTTTGCAAGAATATCAAAATCTTCGTGTTCGCTATAAGGCGGCGACCAAAGTTTTTCGTTTACTTTTGCAAGTGTTGTAAATTTTTTATTGCAGTGCCTCTGTTTATCGTAGTCTATCCATTGATTAGATAAGTCGGTGAGTGAGTATGTTTCCATATCGCAATCAAACTCAATAGCATAGTTAAAATGCTTGTCTAAGTTTTCTCCTCTAGGTAGGCCGTAAATAGTATTTCCTACGAGTTGTGTTTGGTGCCACTTCTTTTCATCGTCTGGTAGGATACGCAATTCAATTTGCTTAACCCATTTTGCATCCATATCAAATATTAATGCGTAACTGTATGGAGAGTGTTCACCGTAAGGTAGTGCATATATTTTATTTTTATATATGTGTCCTTGAATGTATTTGCCTTGGCCGTCTATAGGAACCTCAATGTATTGTATACTATTATCGTTGGTATCTAATACTAAAATATTTTTCTCGTTGTAAGGTAAGAAATAAATGAAGTTACGGTGTACAATACCTTTTTGCCACTTTTCTGTGGACTTATCTACATCTAGTTTAATCTTTTCAATAACATATGTTTTAGGATTAACCACTAGCATATAATCTAAACTTTCGTTTAGTCCATAAGGCGGAATGTAAATTAGTCCATTAGGGCCTACAGTAGGGTAACTAAATGCTTGCGGGGTCAAATAACTCTCCAAATGCTGATTGCAAATCTGCTTTTAATTTTGTGTGTATAGATTTAGAATCGTAAATTCCAACATTATCCCAATCAACCATACGCATAGTATCACCGTCAACTATGATATTACTTAATACCCAATCACCGTGTGCATACGGTAGTGTGTTGTTTATTTGATCTATACAAAATTTACATACCTCATCACGGAACTGTGGAGTATGTTTTAATTTACTTGCAGGTAGTCCTACGTATCTAGTAAAGTCGATAAAGTTTTCACCTACATATTTAACATAGCCCGGTTGTACTTTATCTAGTATCTCGGCGTGTTGTTGCATCCACTTAGAATCTTTGTCATACCAATACTTTCTAATGGTGTCACTATCTTTTAAAAATACAGCACGTTTCTTTTGTATATTTTCTTTAATTAATTCCATAGTCTTGTGCTACTTCGGGCAAGTAGTCCTTTATGCTAATATTTCTAAAGCTATCAAGTCTTGTGATAACATCTACAAACTTTTTTCGTTGTTCTGGGTCTTGTGCTTTATTAATATTTAAGTAATTAGGATTTTCTAAAATGTTTAAGTGAACCTCTACGTTATTTTGTTTTGCCCAGTTGTATACCTCGTCCATATACAGCTCGTTTAGTACACTGACTGTAGGTGTGATACTCACTCTACAATAATCTTTGTACTTGTTAAAGTTTGTTTCAACAGTATTCCAATTACTTCCGTATCTAATATATTCTGCACGTTTTCCGATAGCATCGATACTAATCGCCATATTAACTACATCGAAGCGTTTTAATAATTTTTCTAGTTTAGGATTGTAAATTGTACCGTTAGTATTAAATCGTATTGCTACATTGCTATCTAAACGTTCTAATAGCATAGGTAAGTGTTTAACCATCATAGGTTCACCGCCGGTTAGGTAAACTTCTTTTAGTGGATACTTGACTAATTGTTCAATCGCTGTTTCGCTTGCCCAATTAAAGTTAGGAATTTCTAATACATTATTAACAGGAATAATTCCTTGTTTTTGCATTTCTATTGCTTCTTCTGCAATACTGCTGCTAGAACCTTCCCAACAACTTACACATTTTAAATTACAACTATTGCCAAATCTTAAATCTAAATGACTTAATCCAGGTCCTAAATCAGCCTGTGATCTTTTGCTAGGAAATCCTTGTGCTTCTTTATTTGCACAAGTTCTACACGCATCTGGCCAAACACCCTTTGCAAAACTTTCTACGGCATCTTTATGCGTGTTACTGTTTAACCAATCTTCTATAGTGTGTGTTTTAATATTTTCTTGATTATTAGTTTCTAGACTTATACAGCACAATCTATACTGTCCGTCTGCTCTAATGCAAACCTGATGATCTAAAAACTGGCAATTCATTCCTAACAATAACCTTAAAAATTCGTGATAACTACTGTATATAGCATAAAAAGAGGTGGTAAGTGTTTCCTATTGAGTTAGAAAATTATTTAAAAAACAATTTAGATACCTATAAAATTAAATATCCTGATATGTTTGACCCTAAATGGACAGTAACAGAATCAGGTTGGCCGTGGTTTCAACTAAGTGCATTAGATGACCAACCTTGGAAAGAAATGTATGCAGAAGCCGAAGCACTTGTTGATAAGTTTCATTCACATAGAGAAGATAGTTACGGCAAAGGCTGGAAAAGTTTAACACTACACGGACTTAATGAAGATACACAAAGTTTAGAACAATACGGTGAAGATCGTAATGCAACACTTGAACAACTAGATTGGACTTGGGTAGCAGATAAATGCCCTGTAACTAAAAAGTTTTTAACCGATGTTTGGCCTGCTGAATATTTAAATCGTGTGCGTTTTATGTTGCTAGAACCGGGCGGATACATTTTACCACACCAAGATCGTCCTAGTGATCAAAAACGTTTAAGTGTTTGTAATATTAGTCTTAATATGCCAGAAGGCTGCGAAATGGTAATGGATGGGTTTGGTCGTGTACCGTTTAAGGATGAAGGCAGTGCCTTCTTAATGGATATTAGTAACAAACACGCAGTCATCAATCGTAGCGATAAACCAAGAATACATATGATTATACATTATGAAATTGGTAGACGTCTCCGTGATTTTTTCTATGTCCTGAGAAGCAGTTATTACACAAATAGGAACTAAGATGAAAGTATTTGTTTATGGTTGTAGCTTTGCTGAAAATTTAGACATTGATTGGACTTGGC